GACGCGGCGCAAGAGGCACACAACCGCGCGGACTATAATGCGTTCCAGGTGTGGGGAGTGTTTTACGACGACACCGGTCGTGGGGCTCCGATAGCTAACATCATCCTGCTCGATGCGTGGAAAAAGCGTATGGAGTATCCGGAGATGAAAGCTGCCATGATCGACGAGTACGCAAAATGGGAACCGGACACGTTTGTGATCGAGAAGAAGTCTAGCGGCAGCGTGCTATACCAGGAATTGCGCCACGCGGGTATCCCAGTGTCGGACTTTACCCCCGGCAAGGGGAATGATAAGATCGCGCGCGTTAACTCAGTTTCTGATATATTCAGTTCCGGTTTAGTTTGGGCCCCGACGGAACGGCGCTGGGCGATGGAGGTTATTGAGGAGTGCTCGGACTTCCCAAACGGGGAACACGACGACCAGGTTGACGCCATGACCCTGGCTATACGTAGGTTTAGAACCGGCGGGTTTATAAAACTACCCACCGACGAGAAGGATGACGAAGATGGGTATCGCGGTAAACGCAAATATTACTAGGAGTAGATTATGATCGTACCTCAGATGTACCCGACAACACGTAAAGAGCTCACCGGTGAGACCGAGGTGGGTGATATCGAGGTTATTTTACCTGGTGAAGACGACAAAGAGGGCGTAATCCCCACCGATTTGACCCCAGACGAGGAGCATGATGCGTTCTATGCGAACCTGGCAGAGGATTTAGACGATAAAATCCTGGGTGTTATCTCCGAAGAGGTCACCGAATTGTACGATAACGACCTGCGGTCCCGCGCGGAGTGGGAAAAGACGTACGAAGAGGGTGTAAAACTGCTTGGTTTGGGTATTGAAGAGCGTACCGAGCCGTGGGACGGTGCCTGTGGTGTCGTTCACCCCCTGATGGCTGAGTCCGCGGTGCGTTTTCAGGCCGAAAGCATCACTGAAATATTCAGTGCGCAGGGCATTTGCAGGTCAAAGATGATCGGTAAGACCGATGAGGTCAAGGAAAAGGCCGCGGTGCGTGTAGAAAACGACATGAACTGGCGTTTGACCACGCAGATGAAGGAATATCGTCCCGAGCACGAGCGTATGCTGTGGAATCTGGCAATTATGGGCTCGGCGTTTAAGAAAGTGTACTTCGATCCGAGCCTGGGACGCCAAACGTCTGTTTTTGTGTCCGCGGAAGACCTGGTTGCCCCCTATGGCGCAACTGATATATCCACAGCGCCTCGCTTGGCGCACAGGATGAAGAAATCCAAGAACGATATCAAAAAATTACAGGTCGCAGGGTTTTACCGCGACATCGAACTCGAAGAACCACCCCAGAGCAGCTCCCGCAGCGCTAAAGATAAGATCACCGGTGTGGTATCCATCAAGGATGATCGCCTGGACCTGATCGAGATGCACGTTGACCTGGATATCGAGGGGTACGAAGACGTGGATGAGAACGGTGACGAGACCGGGATCATGCTCCCTTACGTTGTGACGTTCGATCTGCACTCCAAAGAAATTCTGTCGGTATACCGCAACTGGAAACCCGACGACAAAACTAAATCCCGCGTGCAGCATTTTGTGCATTACATCTATATCCCCGGCTTCGGCTTTTATGGTATGGGCTTGGTCCACTTGGTTGGTGGTTTCGCTAACAGCGCGACCTCGTTATTGCGTCAGCTGGTAGACGCCGGCACACTAGCCAACCTGCCCGCCGGTTTCAAGACCAAGGGTATTCGCATTCAGAGCAACAGCGATCCGCTGCAGCCTGGTGAGTTCCGTGATGTGGATGTCCCGAGTGGTTCACTGCGCGACAATATGTTACCGCTCCCATTCAAGGAGCCTAGCCAAACCCTGTTGGCGCTGTTCAATGAGATCGTGGAGGAAGGTCGTCGCATGGCGGCGGTCAGCGATTTGAACGCGTCGGACATGAACCAGGAAGCACCGGTTGGAACAACACTGGCTATTCTGGAGCGCAGTCTAAAAGTGATGACAGCGATCCAGGCGCGCTTGCACGCATCGTTGGCTGAGGAGTTGGGCTTGTTGCACACGATCATCAAGGATCAGTTGCCCGAGGAGTATGACTACGATGTCGAGGAAGGTCGTCAGGTTAAACAGGCTGATTATGAATTGGCGGAAATCATTCCGGTGTCAGACCCGAACGCCGCTACTATGTCTCAGCGCGTTGTGCAGTACCAGGCGGTTATTCAGATGGCGCAGTCGAACCCGACTATCTATGATCAGGTAGAGCTGAATCGCCAGATGCTGGTAACCCTGGGCATCAAGAATGTGGAGAAGCTGATTCCGGCGAGTGCTGATCAGACACCGAAAGACCCGATTGCGGAGAACATGGCTATCATCATGGGTAAACCGGTGAAAGCATTTGCGTATCAGGATCACGTATCCCACATACAAGTGCATCAAGCGGCGATGCAAGACCCGCACATCCAGCAGTTGGTTGGTCAGAGCCCGACAGCTTCTGCTATTTCTGCTTCCGCGGCGGCACATTTGGCTGAGCACGTAGCCTTCGAGTACCGTCGCCAGATCGAGCAGCGCCTGGGAGCCCCACTACCCCAGGGCGATGAGAAGATGGACCCAGAAACTGAGAAACAGCTCAGCGTTGCGCTGGCAGCGGCGGCCCAGCAAGTACTACAGCAGCACCAGACTGAAGCAGCCCAGCAAGCCGCGCAGCAGGCCGCGAAAGACCCGGTACTGCAGCAACAACAGGAGCAGGTCAAGATTGATCAGGAGAAGAATCAGCTGACCAAGTACAAGATCGACAAGGATTTTGCGCTAGGTAGGATGAAGATACTAGCGGACGCAGGCAAAGTAGATGAGATGCACAAGCATGAGTCGGAGCAAGCCGCACAGAAGTCCTTGATTGACGCAGTCAGGTTTGATCAGGAGCAGGCGGCAGGTGGCGTGGACCCTGCCCAGGTCGCGGCGGAACATCAGCAACAGCTGGCGCATGCGGATCAGCAGCACCAGCAGAAAACCCTGCACGCCAGCGAGGCGCATAGGCAGAAAATGAAACACGCGGAGGAACAGCGCCAGATTAACGCTGCCGTGAACGCAGCGAGACCCCACATGGAGGATAAAGGTAGATGAGCACAGTAGCGTTCGCCCGGATATCCCGGGATGTGATGGAAGAAGAGCTGCAATCGGTTGAGACGGGCATGCTTAATGGCGTGACAACCTGGGAGGCGTACCAGTACGCATTAGGTAAACGCCGTGGGCTTATGCAAGCCATTGCAGTGATAGATGAGACCACTCGGAAATTTGACGAGTCGCAGAATTAGTAGTAGTGGACACGCCCACCACCTAAAGGGCGCACGCAAGGAGAAGTAAATGCCAGACCTTATACTGCCAGGCTATATAGCCGCAGAGCAGAAAGAAACTGCACGTGAAGCTGTAACAGGGGATTCCCCAGACGAGAAAGACGCGAAGCTGGCCAGTCAGCTTCCGAAACCGCAAGGGTTTAAAATCCTCATCGGGCTTCCGAAGATCGAGGAAAAGTACGATAGCGGCATCATAAAAGCCGACGCCATTGTCCGTCAGGATGAGATTGCTACCGTCGTGGGTTTCGTTATTGAGATGGGTCCCGATTGCTACAAGGATACTGCTCGATTCCCCACAGGCCCATACTGTAAAAAAGGCGACTTCGTATTGATGCGCGCGTACGCAGGTACCCGTTTCAAGCTACATGGTATTGAGATGCGCCTTGTGAACGACGACTCGATTGAAGCAGTAGTTTTGGACCCCCGCGGCTACAGCCGCGCTGTTTAAAAGGAGAACCAAATGGCACTACCAAATGAAGCAGACATTCTCAAGCCCGGTGTAGAGCCGCGTGATGAGATCGAAGTAGTTATCGAGGACGCACCGGCGGTAGAGCTGGAAGTTATCGACGACACCCCACCCGGAGACCGCAACCGAAAACCCCTCCCTGAAGGTGAAGCAGAACCTACTGAGGAGGAGATGGAGCAGTACTCCGAATCCGTAAAACGTCGTATCGCCAAGATGAAGCACGGTATCCACGACGAGCGTCGAGCCAAAGAGGCCGCCGCGCGCGAGCGTGACGAGGCTATTGCTGTGGCCCAGCGAATTCTGGCGGAGAAGAACGCCCTGGAGTCGAAATACTCTCTTGGCGAGGATGCGTTTATCAGCCAATCCAAAGAGAAAACGGATATGGCGATGGCCAACGCCAAGCGTGAGTACAAAGCAGCCTATGATATAGGCGACGCTGATGCTATGGCCGATGCGCAGGAGAAGATATCCACAATCGCCCTGGAACGAAAGCAGGCGGAGGAGTGGAGCCGCCAGTCTGCACAACGTAAAGAAATCGCTAGACAAGAACCCGCACCTGTGGTACAAAGCCCGCAACAGTATCAGTCCAAGGCCCCAGAGCCGGACGACGATGCGCAAGCTTGGGCATCCAAGAACAAATGGTTTGGTCAGGATGAAGAGATGACCGCATTTGCTTATGGTGTGCACGACAAGCTCACAAAGTCGGGTATCGACCCCGCAGCAGACTCCGATGAGTACTACAAGAAACTGAATGCACGTATGCGTGAGGTGTTTCCTGGGTATGAATGGGGTGATGCACCCAAGAAGAAATCCCCTACGTCAGTTGTTGCGCCGGTTAACAGAACGTCGAAAACAGCTACACGCGTAACACTTACTCAATCACAAGTTGCTGTCGCTCGCCGCATGGGTATTACCCCGCTGCAGTACGCCACCGAACTTGCTAAACTGGAGAGCTAATATGGAAACCACAAAGAATTTGTCCCGTCTGTCTCGTGATACTGAAACTCGTGAAGCAGCGTCCCGCCCCAAAGCGTGGAAACCCGCTGATCTGCTGCCGGAGCCACGTCGCGTTGAAGGTTGGGAGTACAAATGGATTCGCAAGTCGATTATGGGGGTTGGTGATCCAACCAATATGTCCAAGTCGCTGCGAGAAGGTTGGGAACCATGCCGCTTGGAAGACCACCCAGAGATGATGCTGGCGGTCGATGGCGATGCAACAAACTCCGGCTTGATTGAGGTAGGTGGTCTGGTATTGTGCAAGATGCCGGAAGAAATGTTCAACCAGCGCCAGGATTACTACATGAAACAAGCCCAAGGGCAGATGGATTCGGTAGATGCGCAGGTTGATAGAGAGAATGACCCGAGAATGCCGCTGTTCAAGGACAGAGCATCAAAGGTCACTTTTGGTAACGGTAGGTAAGCGCGCAGGCAACTGCCACCGTTGTTTGGTTTATTTTTAATGAAAGGAATATACGATGGCAGTCTCTGGCTATGGATTTAAACCAGTACAGCTGTTGGGCGGCAAGGCATTCTCGGGTGGTACCATCCGCGAGTTCCCTGTAGCCCCTGCAGCTGCGACTAACCCCATTTGCACCGGTGATATTGTAAACACCCAGGTTGGTGTTGCTCTATCCGCCGCCGCAGCTCCCGCTGCAGGCACACTGAGTACAAACTCTCCAATCGGTATTAGCTGTGGCGTGCGTTTCTCTGACCCAGTTCTGAAGCAGACTCAACATGCTCAGTTCTTGCCAGCGAACTCGACCGGTTACACTAACATCTTCGTGAAGGTCATTGATGATCCTGATCTGTTGATGCAAATCCGTTACGATGGCGCGATCACATCGACCAGCGTTGGTTACAATGCCGCAATCACTTGGGTATCTGGTAGTGCTGTCACCGGTAACTCTAAGTACTACGCCAGTGGCGCAGCGACGACCAATACTCTGCCTTTGCGCATTGTTGACATCGTTGGTGGCGGTACTGATCAAGGCACTGGTACTGCTTACACAGACATCATCGTGAAGTGGAACTGGCAGACTCACCAGTATCACTTCCCAACCGGTCAATAAGGAGAATAACTCATGGCTATTAGTCGTTCACAGTTACTGAAAGAGCTGCTCCCAGGCCTCAACGCATTGTTCGGTTTGGAATATAACCGTTATGGCGAAGAGCACAAGGAGATTTATGAAATCGAAACTTCCGAGCGTTCGTTCGAAGAGGAAGTGAAACTGGCCGGCTTTGGTGCCGCCCCTGTGAAGCAAGAGGGTGCTGGTATCGTGTACGACGCCGCTCAAGAAGCATATGTAGCGCGCTACACTCACGAAACCATTGCGATGGGTTTTGCGATCACCGAAGAAGCCGTAGAAGACAACCTCTACGATTCCCTCTCTGCTCGTTACACCAAAGCCCTGGCTCGCGGTATGGCGTACACCAAGCAGGTTAAAGCCGCTTCCATCCTGAACAACGCAACCTCTGGTTCGTATCTGTATGGTGATGGTAAGGCTCTGCTGGCTACCGACCACCCACTGGTTAATGGCGCAACCAACTCCAACCGCCCTGCAGCTCACGCTGACCTGAATGAGACCTCGCTGGAAAACGCGATTATCACTATGGCTGGCTGGACTGATGAGAAAGGTCTGCTGATCGCCGCTAAAGGCCGTAAGCTGGTCATCCCACCTGCTCTGCAATTCGTTGCAGCCCGCTTGCTGGATGGTCCAAAAGACGCCCGTCAAGGCACAGCTGATCGTGACATCAATGCTCTGGTGAGCAACGGTGCCATCTCTCAGGGTTACACCATAAACCACTGGTTGACCAACACCACTCAATGGTTCTTGCTGACAGATGTACCAAACAGCCTGAAACATTTCGTGCGTGCCCCCATCAAACAGGAGATGCTGGGTGATTTTGAAACTGGGAACGCACGCTACAAGGCGAGAGAGCGGTACAGCTTCGGGGTCGGTGATCCGTTAGGTGTGTACGGCAGCGCATAAGCCTCAAACATAACTCAGTAGAATCAAGGAGCAGGCCCTAGAAATAGGGCTTGTTTTTTGTCTGTGTTTCGGGTATAAAGTATACTGTACGTCATTCATTGTGCTCCTCCTAGCGGTAACACGCTATTGGCCCCCGCCCCCGGGGGTCTTTTTTGCTTGCCTAAACATGGGATACCTGCTATAACGCCTGTATCGAGAAACACGCGGTTCCAGACCGACTCGACGGACGTGTAAGAGACTGGGGCCAGCTACAACCCTTATAGGAGATTCAAAATGGCAAAGGTAACCTTCAGTGGTCCAGTTAAAATTGGTACCATCAAAGACGGCGCAGACGGCGTTAACAACACCGGTGACGTTGTGCTCGCACAACAAGTAGCCTTCGTAACACCATCGCTGCTCACTACCACTACAGACGCAGATGGTCAAACATCTAGCACATACCTGGGTATCCCAGCAGTTGCTTGGGCGGCTACCGCAGCAGCAGCAACGATTTCAGTGCAGCTTCCAGCTAACGCTTCGATCCTCGACTTCATTATTGATCAGTCCCTGGTCACTACCGGCGGCACTGCGATCAACTTGACCGCGGGTGTTTCTGCTGCGGGTGTTGAGTACATTGCTTCTACCGACATCAAGGCAACTGTTCGCCTGCGTCCGACATACACGGCCGCACATCTGATCGCTATGCGCACCATCGGTACTAACACCGCTGTGTACGTGCAGATCACACCAACAGCGACGGCAGTAACTGCCGGCGTAACTATCGTCACCGTTCAGTACGTTCAGCAATAATAAGGAGCCGCCATGATCTTATATGATACATGGGCGGTATCACCCTCGGCGGTGAATGCCACCCTATTACGCGCCGCTGCCGCTGTTTCTGGGGCCGGCGCAGTATCTCTGCTGCTGAATGACGTATCTGTTCAAGGCTGCGGGTACAAGCTGCTGTTTACCTCTGTTGGTAACAGCTCGAGTATGACGTTCACCATCGTTGGCGATGCCATGGGCAAGCCGGGTAAAACCACTGAGGTCCTCACCGGCCCCAATGCGACTACCGGCACAACCACAAACTTCTGGGCACGCGTGGATTCGGTAACAGCGAGTGCCGCAGCTACCGGCAACATCAGCATCGGTATCACAGGCAGTCTGGCCTTGCCTAGGACACGTATTCGCGGGGTTCACTATGTTGGCGCAGCCGCTGCGGGTACCGTGGTTGTTGCGCTTAATACTGCAGCTACGGTGCTGTTGAACGTGGATACCCCGGCATCGGCTACGTTTGCGGAACTGGTAGGCCCGATTAGCGTACCTACATATGCGGCATCGGTGAACGACTTTGCGGTGGTAACCCTGACGCAAGTAACTAAGTGCACTATTGTTTGCGGGTAATTCATGACGACTTCAGGTACGGCTACATTTACTCTGGATGCCTCCGAGGTAATTGAGGAGGCGTACGAGCGTTGTGGAATTGAGTCTACAACGGGTTATGACGTGCGCACCGCGCGTCGTAGTCTTAACCTATTAGGTTTAGAGTGGGCCAACCGTCAGGTGCATTTGTGGACGATTGAGTCTGCATCAGTGCCTCTCCTGGCTGCGACAAAAACGTACACGCTTCCAGCCGATACAATTGATTTGCTCGACGTAGTGATAAGGACCACGAATGGAGGTGTAAATACCGACTTGTCCATCGGCCGTCTCTCCGTGGGCGACTACTCCTCGATACCTACCAAGGATAGCCCGGGTCGCCCAGTGCAGTTCTATGTGGATCGACAGGCGGCTGCACCGACTGTAACTGTCTGGCCAGTGCCGCCCGATACCAGCTACACGCTGGTTTATTGGCGCATGCGTCGCATCCAGGATGCGGGTACCGATGGCTCCACCAACATGGACGTGTCGGCGCGTGCGCTCCCAGCCTTGGTAGCCGGTTTAGCCTATTATCTGGCAATGAAACGTGCTCCGGAGCGCCTGCAAGAGTGCAAGGCCATATACGATGAGCAGTTCCAGATGATGACTGAGGAAGATCGCGAGAGGGCTTCGTTCACAGTTCGTCCGAGGTTTGTGCGATGAGCTCGTTCGCCAGCGAAAAGCGGGCGATAGGCGAATGCGACCGTTGTGGTATCACCTGGCCGCTGAAGAAATTGAAGTTTCTGACTATCCGGATGAAGCGGACAAACATACGCGTCTGCCCGGAGTGTTTCGAGGCGGATCACCCCCAATATAAAATCGGGACATTCAAGGTAGTCGATCCACAAGCGCTGAAAAATCCTAGACCCGCAAACAACGCGGATCGAACTTTAACCCCAGCTGTGTCCCCTACGACCGGCGATTTTCTCTATAAATAAGGAGCATCATCATGGCAAAAGCTAATCCATTCGATAAATTTGAAAAATCAGGCAAAGACGTAGAAACCAAGGGTAAAGGCCGTGAAGGTTCCAAGCAAGAAGAGGCTTGGGATAAGAAGCAAGCCAAAGGCATGAAATGCGGCGGCAAGGTTGCAGGCAAGGCCGGCGGTGGTATAATGCGCGGGACTGGCGCGGCCGTTAAAGGTAAGACATTCAGTCGCAATGGATAAGGAGAGCATCATGGCAGAGAAGGGAAAAAGTAAGAACGCCAAGTTTGTTGACTGGATCGGCGGTATGTTACCCTCTGAAGCGGCGCAGCCCGCTTCAGCCCCTGTGGTAGCGGAGTCCGAGCCGCCCAAGGTAGTTCCTAAAGAGACGCGTCCAACTATCGATCAGGTACGTGGCGGCGGTAAGTCTATGGAGGCCGCCGGTGATGTTGATAACTACCGCAAAGGTGGTAGCGTGAAATCCGCTGATTGGCGCGAGAAAATGCTTACTGGTAAAAAGAAGACCCGCATTGCAGCTATGTCCTCAGGCGGCAAGGTTAAGGTCAGGGGGGCTGGTAAAGCCCTGCGCGGCCATGGTAAAGGCACAATGCGATAATGAATTACACGACGCTCAAGCAGTCCATTCAGGACATTACGCAAAACTACGAGACTACTTTTGTAGCCTCGATAGACCAGTTTATCAAGCTGGCTGAGCGTCGTATTCATATGGAGGCAAACCTGCCATCCAGCAGAAAGAATGCTACAGGGGTTACCACGATCGGTAGCCGCCTGGTGACGCTGCCTGCAGACTACATCACGGGTAAGTCTATCGAGATTACAACTGCTACGGGTGTGTACAACCTACTACCTAAAGCGGCGGAGTACCTCACCGAGATGTACCCAGTAACGGCGACTCAGGCACAGCCTAAGTTTTACGCGCAGTATGATGAGAGTACGTTGATTGTGGCGCCTACGCCGGGCTTAGCTTACGTGGTGGGCTTCCACTACATGGCGGTGCCGACCTCGATAACGACCGCTGTTTCAGGTACAACCTGGTTAGGTAATAACTTCGATCAGGTGCTACTATACGCGGCTTTGCTTGAAGCATACGTGTTTATGAAGGGCTCGCAAGACGTTATGACGTATTACGCGGAGGCGTACAAGTCAGGGCTCGCTGAACTCCAGGCGGTGGTCAAAACAACCAAGATGCACGATTTTAGAGGGTAAAACATGCCAAGTACATATAGTCCTCTAATCCGGACAGAACTTATCGCCACTGGTGACCAAGCGGGTAACTGGGGCATCACGACCAACGGCAATATCGGCACGTTTCTTGAGGCAGCCATTGCAGGTACAGCGACGATCGCACTTCCTGCGGGCGCGGCAGACTACACCCTGACAGCATACAACGGTGTCGCCGACGAGGCCCGTAACGCAACGCTGAAGATCACGGCCGTTCTGACCGCTAATAGGAACGTCATCGTCCCGGCTCTGACCAAGCATTACCTTGTGTACAATGCGACAACAGGTGCATATACCGTGACCGTGAAGACCGCGGCGGGTACAGGTATCGAGGTTCCACAGGGCGCGTACATGTGGTTGTACGTCGATGGCACTAACGTCGTGAACGTCTCTGACGGTGACGTGGCTAAGGTTATCCACGCGGCTACAAGTAAGGCAACCCCGGTAGATGCAGACGCGCTGGCCCTGGTCGACAGCGCAGCTTCAAACGTACTCAAGAAACTCACATGGGCAAACCTGAAGGCGACGTTCTACGCAGCCCTTGGCGGCTTGATTGCGGCAGGCACAGCCAAGGCAACCCCAGTGGACGCTGACTCAATCGCGATCAGCGACAGCGCTGCAGGCGGGGCAACCAAGACGACGACTTGGGCGAACATCAAGGCGACATTTTACGCCGCCCTTGGGGGGTTGATTGCTGGCGGAACAGGCAAGACCACCCCTGTTAACGCTGACACAATCGCCATAGCCGATAGTGCAGCAAGCAATGCAACCAAGACTCTCACTTGGGCTAACCTGACAGCAACAATACTGACGTACCTAGGCACTGTCACCCTGCTTACAAAAGTAATCACCGAAACAAAGACAGCCCCTGCGATTTCTGCTGGTGCTTTAACGCTAGACCTAACGGCTGGAAGCGTGTTCGATGTTGCCCTGAACGGCGCGATTACCACGCTAACTATTTCTAATCCGCCCGCCTCCGGCACACCGATAGGATTTACGCTGATCTTCACCGCAGATGGAACGCCCCGCGCAGTGACATGGCCTGCCTCGGTCAAGTGGGCAGGCGGCACTGCGCCGACACTCACATCAACAAACGGCAAGCAGGACATCTTCACCTTCGTTACCCGTGACGCAGGCACTTCGTATCTTGGCTTCGTATCGGGACAGAATCTATGATTAGCCGAAACTTGAGGACTGTTACGGCGCGCAAAAAGGTAATAGACAAAGCAATCTTTGCTTATGGTGCTATTACAACCTTATCTGGATACCTCAACATCTCCAACCTCGTATCCAACACCGGTGTGGTTGCTACGGACACGGCTGGAGTCGGAACAGCTAGGGTTACGGCAGGGGCTTCTTACGGAACAGACAAAGCAATTTTTGCATACGGCTTCGGCGGCGCCGTAACCGCAGTGTCAAACTTGGTATCCAACACCGGTGTGGTTTCAGCTGACGTAACCGGAGTCGGAACAGCTAGGTATGGTGCCGGAGCCGCAGGATATGGAACAGACAAAGTAATTTTTGCTTATGGTGCTATCGCCATTGGAACATTCGTTAGTATCTCCAACCTCGTATCCAACACCGGTGTGGTTGCTACGGACACGGCTGGAGTCGGAACAGCTAGGTCTGGTCATATTGGAATCAACGTTCTCGGTGCCATGGGAGCCGCAGGATACGGAACAGACAAAGCAATCTTTGCTTATGGGTACATTGGATCATACCTCAACATCTCCAACCTCGTATCCAACACCGGTGTGGTTGCTACGGACACGGCTGGAGTCGGAACAGCTAGGGCAATGGCATCTGCAGCAGGATACGGAACAGACAAAGCAATCTTTGCTTATGGTGGTGCGGCTTCCGTGCTCAACATCTCCAACCTCGTATCCAACACCGGTGTGGTTTCAGCTGACGTAACCGGAGTCGGAACAGCTAGGTCGGCCGTCAGTGCAGCAGGATACGGAACAGACAAAGCAATCTTTGCTTATGGGTGGAATA